ACTGCGGCTGAATGATCCCGTCGCGGGTCATGCCCCAGCCAAGATAGGCCGGCTGTTGCCCCGCTAGATCAGTGCGCCATACGGTCTGAAGATGCGCGCAATTGGCGGGAAAAGCGTAGGCGTCGCTGAACCGGGGATAGTCAGAATCCCCAATCCTGGTCAGGTTGACAATAGCTGTCTGAAAATTCCAATCCCTGGCCTCGATGCAATAGGGGAGCCAAAGCTGATAGGCATTGAAGCCCGCGAGCCATTCATCGGTCCCGTCAAAGGCGACGACAACCGGCTGGTTCCCGCTCTGGATCAGGGCCGTGTTGATAACGGTGAAGGCATCCGAGGAGAGCATGGAGCCACCATGCGCGCCCCGCGCGCCGCGCCCAACGCCCTCTTCGCTTAGTTTGCCGTCGACTGGATATTGATCTGGACGAGCGCGTTAACCGGCGTGTTCGTCACGCTCGTGATAACAACACTCATCACGTTGCCCGCCGAGAAAGTGTTGTTCGCGGTGGCCGAGACCGTCGCCGGGGTCGGGCTCGCCACGCTCATCGCGTTGCATCCCGTCACCGCAGTCGACCCGATCAAGACCTGGGCGGTGAACGAGGCGGAGGAGCCTCCGGTGTAATATGTGCAGGAGATGACTTTCCCGCTCGACCACGGCAGGGAGCCGACCGGCACCGTGCCGCCCTGGACCGGCGTATTCGAGTCCCATGAGACGACGATGGCCTGCGTCGTCGGCGCAACGGTTCCCACCGCATAGGCAGGGCCAGCAAGGAGGAGGAGAAGGAGGCCAAGGCGCTTCATCATAGCCCCATGATATAGGCGAGCGAGACATTCACCGACGCCCCGCCCCAGCCCGGAGAAGTGAGGAACAGCGGTTGGGCCGCTCCAAACCATCCGGTGGCGAACGCGCCGATCGGGACCATCAAGCCAGAACTCGCGGCGACGTTTTGTGGAACGAGAACATCGGTTGCCCCGAGACTTGTGCCGATCCCAATAGAGACCGCCTTGCCGGCCGTCTCATGAATCGTCGCATAGAGGATGAAGGCCCCGACCGGCAGCGTATTGAACGGAGCGTTTGCCGTGACCCCTGACACAGCTATTTGCGGAGCAACGCCGATCGGTCCCGCAGGACCGGGAGGACCAGGAGGCCCAGCTGGGCCAGGAGCGCCGGGCGGGACATCCACTTGGAGCGCAATAGTTCCTGTCGTCGTCGCCATTATGGCCCCACCGTGTAGCCGATTTTCACGTTGATCGAGGCCGAACCCCAATTCCCGGAATTGATATAGAGAGGCGTAGTGTTCGTGGCTGAGAGCCAGACATCGTTCATTTGCTGCGGCATGGCGTAGCAAACACTATGGCCGGTCACGGCCTGAACGGACATAAGATCATTCGACCCGCTTGACGTGCCAAGGCCGACGCTGATGTTGTGGCCAGCCGTCTCGCGGAAGATCACGTAATGGATGACCCCATTGGCCGGCAGAGTGAAGGGGGTGGAGTTCGCGGTTAGAGCAGTCGTGCTTAACTCGGAGATCGATCCTTGCGGCCCGGTCGCGCCCGTCGCGCCCTGAAGGCCGGTGACAACGGCATTACTCGAATTGCCGGTGAGAGTCGCCCCGGAGAACGTGATCTGGGACGCCCCGGAGATCGTGGTCGAGCCGTCAGTGACCGTGACATTCGAGCCGGAGCCCGTTGCTCCGGTCGCGCCAGTCGGGCCAGGGTCGCCCTGCGGACCTTGTGGCCCGGTCGCGCCATCAGCCCCGGCTGGTCCGGTAGCGCCATCCGCGCCCGTGAGACCCTGGATTCCCTGTAAGCCCGTGACGGTGGCGCTGGTCGAATCCCCGGTTAACGTGGCCCCGGAAAAGGTGATTGACTCGGCCCCGGAGATCGTGGTCGAGCCGTCCGAGATGGTGACTGTCGAGCCGGAACCAGCCGGGCCGATCGGCCCTGTTGGGCCAGCGGGGCCAGGCGGCCCAGATGGACCCGCAGGTCCAGTGCTGCCGCCGGACGGCAGTTGCGCAACGCTGAAATGAACGGTTCTGCCGGCGCGGAGGGCGGGGATAAGATCCCCAGGCCCCATTGGCGTATCGGTCAGCGGCGAGGTTAGCGCGTCGTCAGCCATAGTCGCCCCTTACTGACCAGATGTCAGCCGCGGGCGGCGGCGCGCTCCCGCAGGGAATCTCGCTGCAAAGCGGGCGGCGGCGCTGAGTCCATCGCCTTCACATCGAACGGCATCGGCGTGAAATCGACGATATCTTCCGGCTTCGTCCCCTTCGCGAACCCCGCCGGCATGGAGCCGTCATCATTCGCGCGAACCCAAAGATGCTCCTCGCCGTTCTTGTGGACGACCGGACGGCCACGTGGGCCTTGGATGGTCTTTGCCCGGCTTGCCTCCTCATAGGTTACGGAGGTCATCTCGTGCTTTTCGACCTTGCCCGTCTCCGGGTTAGCATAATAGGCAATGACTTTGTCGGTCCTAACGCTCGCCATCTCGTCTCTTCTTTTCCCAGGCTACTCGATCCAGGTCGATCTGCGGGCGGCTGCGGGCGGCTGCGGGCGGACGCCCCGACCAATCAGGATCGTTTCTCGTGAGAGCCCCGACCCAATCGGTCATCGTCAGCTTGACCGCCTGCCCCTTATGGTAGGCGGTCTCTGTTTTCTCCTCCCGAGGCATTACTCGATGGGGAGTTTGGCGACGTAGGCGTGGACGCTCACACTGTGCGAGGTCGAGCCGATGTGCTGCACATAGAGGTAGATGTACTGGTAGAAGATGCCGTTCTGCTCGGTCGAGAAGAAGATCTCTCTGCGGCCGGGCGAGGTTGTCGAGCCGGTGCCCAGAACATCGGTCTGAGTGGTTGTGCCGGAGCCGTTGGGCAGGGTCGAGCCCAGACCAACTTGCTGGCCGCCGAGGACAACCGGCTTGGACCCATCGGAGTTGTTCGATCCCATGATCCAGAGGTTGGCCTGACCGTCAGTCGCCGTGGTCAGTGCGGTGACATTGATGATGGCCGCATGGTCGCCGCGCCCGCCGGTGAGGCCAATGACCCCCAGGTCGGTACGGACATCGCCTGTCCCGCCAAGGTTGAGGATCGCGCTGGCGGACGCAACCTGCCCGATGCCGCTTGCGGTGTAAGCCGCAGCGTTATCGCTGAGGAGCATCTTGCTGTCGTAGCTATAAGTCCGGCCCATCGGGGCGCTCCTTTAAGTGTCAGCCGTTACGCGACGATAACCGCTTTGGTGAAGGACGAGAGGCGAGTGAAGCAGAAGAGGCTGGCGTCAACCAGACCCACATCCCAATGGACGTGAGTGTTGTAGGTAACGCCGTCTTGCAAAAGACCGAAGTCCCTGACTTCCATCGCGCTGATCTGGATGCCGTGCAGCCCTTCCTCACCGAAGTCGACAATATAGGCAGAAGCCGTGACGGCAGATCCGCCACCAGAGCCAACCTCATTGAACTGAAGGACCGGGGCGTGAAGGTCTTTCTCGTAGCCCCAAAGAATAGGAATACCGGCGTAACTTAGTTTCTCTTCGCCGGTCTGGTCCCATGTCTGCATCACGAAGCCGGTCAGCGCAGTCGTGCGGGCCGCCTGGATCAAGTACGGCTTGAAGTCGAACGGCATGATCATATGCCGCTTGCCCTTCTTGGCCGTATTCTTGATCGCCGTGTCGAGATTGAGCAGCGAGAGAGCCGCGCCGCCCGAAGAGGCGGAGTTGGTGATCGTCCGGCCATAAGCCGCCGATCGCTTCTGCAAGCCGTTGAACTCGGTCGGGGTGGCCGTGTTGTCTCCGCTGACAAACTTAGTGACCCAAAGCTGGCCCAACTCGGCCATCGCATTTTTCTCTTCGATGGCGCGGCGGCGGTCTCCACCGCGATCCACAAGCGCCCGATCAATCGGGATATCGTGGTCGACAATGAATGTCGCTTCTGAGAAGGGCGAGATGTTGCCCGCGCCAGAAGTAGAGACGCCGTTGATGGCGCGGAACGCCATGTTGCCGGAAAGGGCAGTCTGGCGGAACCCGGTGTATTGGGGAGCCGACAAACCAACGAATGGCAGGGCGGTGAATATGTCCGAAGATTCAGCGAACATCTCGACCAAAGGCCTCGCGGCTTCATCCATATCGGAGTTCTTGATGTACTCCGGATAAGTCATTACCGGCGAGAGAAACGGCGTAGCCATAGTCTTTTACCTTTCCTAGCCTTTCAGCTTACGCAACCTTGCGGTCGGCGTTAGTCAGATTCCAATGCCTGCGATCCATCGCAGACATCGAATCCCAATTTTCGGGACGGCCATCGGTGCGGCCCTCGACGGGCTCGCGGCCAAGGCCGGAGAACTTCTGCACGCCCTGACGGGACAGGGCCTCGAACACCTTCTCGAATCCGGAGATGATTCCGGGGGTGAAAAGGGTTTGGGAAAACTGCTTGCCGACATCCTCACCGAAGGCGGCGACAAAGCGCTTGTTCAGAGCGTCGACGCGCTGCGGGCCATTCGCGCCCAGAGCTTCGTCACGTTGCTTGACTGCTGCCTGCAAGGCTTCATGCTTGGCGGCCTCGATCTTGGCGTATTCGCCGATCGCGCGAGAGAACTGCCCTTGCGTCCAGCCTTCCTCATGCGCCATCTGGCGGACAGCGATGTAGAGAGGATCGTCGGTCTTGATTTCCATGCCATCCGGGATCTTCAGATCCTTGGGCAGTTCTGGCTTATAGAGATCGGGCTGCGCAGGAACTTGCGCCTTGCGCGCGTCGATCTCGGCCTTAGCCTGGCGTAGTTCCTCATAGGACTTGGCGAAGTCCTGAAGTTTGATCTCGCCCTTGTCCTTGTCCCAGAAGCTCTCAGGCAGTCCTTCCGGCCTAACCTTCGGGGTTGAGGCGACGGTCGGCGCGGGAGCGTCGGGCGCGGGCGACGGGCTCTGAGTCGTCTGGCCCGGAGTCGGGGACACGACGACGGCCGGCGTCTCCGTAGGCGACGGGGCGCTGGGGCTTGTGGAGGAGACTGGCGATGTCGCTTCGAGCATCTGCGGATTCAGGGGTCTCAAGGGCCTTAAGAATTTCTGCGGCCAATAAGCGGCGTCCGTGATTTTTGCTCAACGCCCCCATATCCACTCCCTCCGGCAGAACATCCAAAAGCACCCGATGAAGGCGTTGCCGTAGGTAATCAGATTCCTTGAATCGTCCCAATAATTGCAGGCCGGCGGCCTCTTCCTCTAGGCTGAAGATCATCAGAAGCTCCGCGACCGAAGCTGATATTGCGGCTGCGCCGGGGCTGGGCCTGCGAGATCCGGTTGCGGAGTGCCGGTCTGCGGCTGTTGCTGCGCCGCCGCGGGAACTGCGCCTGGCTGGCCGCCCTGCAATTGCGTCATCTGCTGAATGGCCGCGTTAACCTTGTCGGCGTCACGCATGGCGATGATCTTCTCGACGCCGAACTTGGCGAGGAGATTCTTAATCGTCACGGTGCCGTCGATGGCAATCTTGGCTTCCTCCGGGAATGTCGGCATGACCAGGCCAAGGAACCGGCTCGCGCTGGCAATGTCCTGTTGCTCCTGCGCCTTCTGCGCGGGGTTGTAGGGCATCATGGTCAGCCGGCGGGGCTGTCCATGCGCGTCAGGAACCATGATCTTTTCGATCTCTCCCGCTTCCGTCATCAGGTATTCAAAGCGGCAGAAAATCTCGGCCGGGAACTCGCGCCAGAATGGCAATGCAGGCGTCCCGATGCGGCGCTGCGCCATCGCCATCTCATCATACCACTGCGTCGCTGTCGGAGGGGTATCCCCACGTTGCTGGGGCCAATCGAGGAAGAACAGCCTTTTGATTCGCTGCTCTAGATCCTGGCGATCGTAGATCGCCGCATCCGGTGGATTCGGCGTGTAGATATTCTTAATATCTGTCGCTGTTCCAGGGCGGATAGGGTACGCCATACCGCTCTCCAAACCGCTCTCGATATTGGCAAACGAGTCGTCGGGCCATGAGAGCGACGGCTGAAGCATCTGGTCCAAATTACGGATTTTGCCGCTTGCGAGTTCATCGAGGTTCCTAAACTCAGGCAGACATTGGATCATGGGGCCAACACCCCAGGCCCATTCGGGACCGGGATTAAACCGGCCTACAATTACCGGGCAACAGCCGCGCCCGCGGATAATAGCCGGCTCCCCGACAACCTCCCCGTCGACAGTAATGGCGTGCATCCACGCCTCTTCTTCCCGATCGTCATAATAGCGCCAGAATCCCCACACGATGGGAACCCGGTCCTCCTCGTTCTCACGAGGCTTCGCCATGACCTTCTTGGGAAGGGTGATATCCTTCAGAATCCGCTTGACATAGCGGCGGCGCACCCAGCGGCAGACGAATCGATCATCGACCATCCCGTCGCTGTCAAGATTGATCTCCAGTTCCCGGATAGGGATCGATTGACATTTGCGCGGGCACCCCGGCCGCCCATTGTCAACCCACATGGCAATTGTGCCGATGGCGAGGTCAGGGTTGGCCT